AAATAGATGGCTTTATGTATCCTGTAATATGTAGGTCAGAAGATGCTGGTAATAAGCTTACTAAAAGTAAAACAGTAAGTTATAGAGGTACAGCAAATGAAGTATTGTCTAAATATGGTACTGAATTTACTATTGAATATTATGATGGTACTTTCTTTAAGTTAGTCAGTAAAGATGCTGAACCTATAGTAGCGGAAGACGAACATATAGAACTTCCAAGTGCTGACGAAGAAATAGATATAGATGAAAAAGAAAGTTCTGACGAATTAGACGACTGGTTAGCAGAGTTTGATAAGAGTACAGAACTGAAGGATATAAATTTTGAATCATTAATTAATTAAGTATGAAGTTTAATATTTCAAATGCAAACACTACAGCGGTCCAAAGAATCGCTCCTTTTACAATCTCTAAAGTTGCCTTCAAAGGTATTGAAGCCAAAGAAGGAAAGTCTAAGGAAGGCCGCGAGTGGAAAGCTTTTCAGATAAAATTTGACGGAGAGTCTGGAGTATTTGACACTATGTTCTTCTGTCCTGATGCCAAGGGCGAAGAAAGAATGTCTGGCGACACTGGAACTTATAAGTGGGTTATGCCTTCTGCTATGGAGCAACTTATCTTTAATGTAGCCCATTTCTTATCTGTAGTGGCACCAGAAAACTATGAGAAGATTAAGGGCAAATTAAATTTGGAATTGCCAGCCGAATTTGATAAGCTTGTCGAGGTTCTTGTTAAGGCTACTAATTCTAGTATCGATAAGGAATTCTATATCAAGGTAGTTGCCAATAATAAGGGCTATGCTTCTCTACCAAATTCTGTTCAAATTAATACTAAGACAGACGAAGCTTTCTTTAGCAATAACTGGATTAGTGCAAATGAGTCTGAACTTAAGTTTACAGCTCGCGAACTTAAAGCAAAAGATGCTCTCGCTAACACTAGACCAACTGTTATGCCTGACGACTTAGAAGACGATTCTAAGGCTGATGATACAGATGATTTAGAGTTGGACGATCTTTAATAATTTAGTAAATTTGTAGTTCTAATAGGAAATAATAGTTATGGCAATATTTAGATTAGAACCTACAATTACTAAAGAATATTTGTTAAGTAAGTATTCTCAAGAGACTTATCTTAATTACTACCTGGGAGTCCCTGTACGGAAAGGATTATTTGTTTCTCCTTTAAGGGATGACAAAAATCCGACGTGTTCTTTTTATAAAAATAAAAAAGGCGATATCATATTTAAGGATTTTGGCTCGGATATGCGAGGCAATTTTATAAATGTTGTGATGTTTAAATACAATTGCTCGTATCATGAAGCTCTTAAAATCATAGGAAATGATTTTGGATTCATACATACTGATAGGCCTAGAACAAGAAAAGTCATAAAAGTAAGCGAAGACAGATTTGAGGAAACTCAAGAAGCTGTTATACAAGTTGAAATAAAAGACTTTTCTACAGAAGAACTCAAATGGTGGAACCAATTCGGTGTTACTGAGGATATCCTAAAGAAATTTAGGATATTCTCCTGTAATACTGTATTTTTAAATGGGAATATCTTTACCACTTCTAGCAAATCACATCCTATATATGGTTATTATAGAGGAAAGAATTCCAAAGGAATGGAATTATGGAGAATATATCTTCCTAAACACAGAAAGAAAGAACCAAAGTTCCTATCTAATTGGCGAGCTACTATGCTCCAAGGAGCAAAGCAGTTACCTTCTAGCGGAGATACTTTAGTAGTAACCAAAGCCTTAAAAGATGTGGCTTGTTTATATTCTTTAGGAATTACTGCAATAGCACCTAATTCTGAGAATTTATTTCTAACTGAAAAACAGTTTGAAGCCTTGCATAAAAGGTTTAAGAACATCGTTATATTTTATGATAATGATTTAGCTGGTATCCAGAATATGAATAAATTTAGGAAGAAATTTGGAGTGAAATGTTTCTGGATTCCTAGAAAATATGGCGCAAAAGATATTTCGGATTATTATAATAAATTTGGTAGAGAAAAGACTCTTGAATTAATTGAGTATGCAAAAGAAAAACTGTAAAGCACAAAACAAAGATTAGCTATCTGATGAAAAGATCAAGAAATCAAGTATAGGTAAACGCAATAGGCGTAAAGGAAATAAATTTGAACTTGAAATAGTAAATAAATTAAAACAAATAGGGTATTCAGGATGCAAATCTAGTCGTGCCGTAAATAAAATGGCTGACGCTAATAAGATTGATGTCGTGGATTTAAATGGTGAACTGCCCTGTAATATACAAACAAAAAATACTATTTCTACGCCTAGATATTTTGCAATACGAGATGCTTGTACAGATAAAGACAAACCGTTTTGTGTTATTTGGAAAAAGACAGGGACATCTGGACATAATAGTGAAGGAACTATTGCTATGATTCCTCTGGATTATTTCCTAGAATTGATTAGTAAAAAATAAATAATATGAATACATATCTATTACCAATATGCTCTGATGTAGATAATATTATATACAAAGTAGTAGCTAAAGATCTTAGGGCTGCTGAAGATAAGTATATGAAAATTTTAATGGATAAATATATAGATGATGAAGATATTGATCCAGATACTTTTTCTGAATTTAGAGGTATATTATTAGACACAGCAAATGTAGTAATTGGGGATATATATAGTTTAGATGAATTTGAATGAGAGATTTAAAGATTGGTTTAGACATTGATGACTGCCTGTGTTATTGGTGGGAGTCCTATTGTGAATATTACAATGTAAAGAAATATCCAAGTAGACTGAAAGAACATCGAATAACAAAGAATGTTGTCAGGGATCTAAAGACAAATAGACAATTTTGGATTACTTTACCTGTAAAGAATAAAATTGATTTTGTTCCAGTGTTATATTGTACTGCTAGAGTTAACAATAAAGCCTGGTCTAAAAAGTGGCTAAAGGATAATGGCTTTCCTAATAGTCCAGTATATCAGATGTATGGACATCGGGTAGATAAATCAAAAAGAATAAAAGGAAAAGTCGATGTCTTTATTGACGATAGTATACATAATATGATTCAGTTAAATCTAGCTGGCGTACCTTGTTTATTGTACAGTACTCCTAATAATCAAAGTTGGGGGGAAGTAGGAAGGATTGAATCCCTTGACTATGATACTATATGCAAGGCTTATGATGAATTTATGGAGAAACATTTTTATAGCTTTAAAGATTTAGTATGATAAAAATTGAATATATACCAAATAGCGTTCAGTATCTTGAAATGAGTGATGAACGCTATTTTTCTAAAGAGTTTTCTAATTGTATTAGTAATTCTAAACTAAGCTTGATAAATCCCGACCAAGGAGGATCTGTAGAGAAATATTTAGCAGGTTTTAAACCTAATTATTCTAATAGTTTACTTTTAGGAAGTGCTGTACATGAAGTTATTTTACAGCCTAAGGATTTTAGATTATCAGATATTACCAGTCGGCCAAGTGCAAAACTTGGATTTGTAGCTGATATATTATATAAGAAATGGAAAAAGAATAAACAATCTCCTACTTATAATGATGTAAAAGCTGCTTGTATTGAAGTAGATTATTATTCTAATTCTCTTACAGATTCTCGTATACAAAATGTACTCGATCAGTGTATTCCTTATTTTAAAGATAGGTATGAAGAAGAAACTAAATATCTTAATGTGGAAAATATATTTCTAGATGCACGTAGTTATGAGACCTGTATGATGTGTACAAGTTCATTACATTTAAATTATAATATTATGAATCTCTTATATCCTAAGGGATCTAAAGTAATGAATGAAGCTGCTTTGTTTCTAGATTTTATGGCCACTGATACTAAAACAGGAAAATTTGTTATACTTAGAGTAAAAGGAAAACTTGATAATTTTACTGTTGATACTGACAAATGTTCTTTAGTATTAAATGATTTAAAGACTTCTGGACATCCATTAGAGTATTTTAAACATAGTTTCAAAGAGTATCATTATGCTAGGCAAATGGGCCTTTATGCTTTTATGCTTAAGGAATATGTTGCAAAATATCACAATCTGACAAATATAAATAGCTTCAAAGCTAATATGTTAGTAGTAAGTACAGTTTCAGAATGTAATTCTGGCATATATGAAGTATATGACTCTGAAATAAAAGAAGGTTTTCAAGAGTTTATTAGACTACTTAAAATGGCAGCTGAAGTAGAATTAAATAAGATACAAGATGGAGACTTGGACACCTAATTATCAAGAATTAAAAGACACATATAATAAGTATTATGGTGTGTGTAATTTTAATGGTCCCTTTGAGGATCGTATAACTCTCATAATGAGTATATGTTATATAACACAAAAATTAAGAGAGAAAAATCCAGACATCACATGCTGGGAAGTGTTAGCCAAGATAGTATTTAAAGATGGATCATATTGTGATGATTTCGTTGCAGCTATCAGAGGGTTAGCAATAATGTGTGAAGATTTTATGCAAGGCATAACTGGTGAAATACCTAAATTAGATTTCAAATCTAATAAAGAAATGATTGCAGAAGTTAAAAGAATTTTAGATACATGGATTCCATTTTAATTAATTTTAATAAATAATATGGCAATATTAAAAGTTGAAAGATTTGAAGCTTATTCTTTGAAAGATGCTCTAGATCAATTTCCTACTGGTGAGGCGGTGATGTTTCCCGACTCTGGTGCTAATTGCACTATAGCTTGGCAGAAGGCAGGTCGTCCAACTGGAGCTGATTTAGAACAGTTTATGGAAGAGCAACTTGAAAAGAAATGCAAAGATGAAGAAAATATTAGCTTATATATCGTCGAAAATCAAGGCAAGGAAAATAAGCGTACTAGACCTTATAGTATGAAGAATATTCCAGCTAAAGCAAGACATTATGTAAAACATTATGCTATTGTTATAGGTGGTAAATTACATTCTAATTATTATAAGCAGAAGAAAGATGCAATTAAAGCTCTTAGACTCTTATACACTCTTGGAGCAAAAGAAGATGCTTATATAATGCCAATCAAGATTGACGTAAATAATATTAAAGCTTTAGAATGCACGTATACGCCTTCTAAGGGCACTCAGAAGGGTGCTTATACATTCTTTAGATTTGTAGGCTGATAATTAGTAGGGTGGCGTATTGCCACTCTACTATTTAATAATAGTGAGAGTAACCTAGTATCACTAGATAACTCACTTAAATGTAAATGATAATGATATATTTAGTAAGTAATGGCCACGATAAAGTTAAAATAGGGTGGTCCGAAAGAGCAAAAATTGATGATGAGTATCCAAGATTAAAAGAGTATATATCTTATAATCCTGATACAGAAATTATAGATATCGTTGAACACGGCACAAAAGAAGATGAAAAAGTATTAAAAGAACTTACTGCTCGTTTTTATGTACCTACAAAAGGGCAAAGAGAGTGGAGATATGATAATGATCAAGTTAGAGAAATTTGGAATACTTATAAAGAAGTTATAGAAACCAGATGGAAATCTTGGGTACAGGATCAAATCACTAAATTACAAGAAGAGCAGGGAGAAAAAGAAGAATGAAAATATGGATATTGAGGTAAAAGAATTATTTGAAGGAAAACCAACGATTATTGGTAAAAAAGCTTATTTCAAGACTGCGAATTATGTAGGACCTTTCTTTGATAGATTATCAAATTATACAGATGATTTTAGAATACACGTACAAACTCCTGAGCAAATAACTGTTACTGAAACTGGCGATACTAGTTCTCATGATACTACTTATAATAGAGTATATATTGAAGCTGTGATGCCTGATGAAGATATGTACGCAAATCATGACAAAGTCATAGGAATGGTGATGGGTCTTGATGTAAGAAAGCCAGTGGTTAAATTCTATAGTGGAGCACTTAATGCTGCTTGTACTAACTTGTGTATCTTTAGTCCTTCTTATCTAAGTATTCAAGCTTTGGAACCAGAAACTCCTATTGATTTTAAACCTTTGGAGCATATCTTAGAGTTAAAAGACGAAACAAATGCTATTCTTACTAAACTACACGAAGAGAAATTTGAAAACAGTGTAGAAGCAAGAGAACAATTATTAGGAAAATGGGTAGATAATACCCTCCTTATGAATTGGAACAATGGCTTCCAACCAGTAAAATTAAGCGTTGATAACATTATATCTGCATATAAGAGCTTATTCTTGGAAGAAAATTCTGACTATTATCAAGTAGGGGATACTGTTAATATGTATGATGTATATAACGCGATGACTCAGCAAATAACTAATATGGTAACTAAAGGCAGAGATGTATTTAGTATACCAGAAAAGACTTTATTAGCAGGCAAGATTCTAGGCATTCAATCTTTAAACTAATTTGATGGATAAGAAAATTTTAGAGTATTTTAATGGCGATGAGTTGGCGGCTTCTGTATGGGAGAATAAATACAAAGCCGAAAATGAAGAAACTCCAGATGATACATATGAAAGATTATCCAAAGAATTTGCAAGAATAGAATCTAACTATAAAGAAGATCATTGGGTATTAGCCAATGATTTTATTAAAAACTTATTTAAGGACGGATATATTATTCCAGGCGGTTCTGTGTTGGCAAATGCTGGTCTAGAAAAACCTGTAAGTCTATCCAATTGTTTTGTAGTTGAATCTCCAGAAGATAGTTATAATTCAATAATGAAAATTAGAAACTATCAGATTCAATTAATGAAACGACGCGGAGGCGTAGGATATGACTTGTCTAAGTTGCGACCTAATGGGGCAATGGTAAATAATGCCGCTTCTACTTCTACTGGTGCAGCATCTTTTATGGATGTAAATTCAGCACTAACTAATGAAGTAGCCATGAATGGCCGTAGAGGAGCTTTGATGTTAACTATATCTATCGATCATCCTGATGCTGAAGAATTTATAGAAAAGAAGCAAGATTTAACGAAGGTTACAGGTGCTAATATTTCTGTAAAGGTATCCGATGCTTTTATGAGAGCTGTCAAGAATGATGAGGTATATTATCAAAGATATCCTCTTGACTTAGACTTTGATACTATATATGTTCCGACCAATAGTAAAATCGGCGAACTTATAGAAGTAGGATATCATAAGTACGTCAAACGAATCAAAGCAAGAGATTTATGGAATAAATTAATTCATTGTGCTTGGAATACAGCCGAGCCTGGTATAATATTTGACGATGCAATGCACTTAAAAGCACCAGATCGTTATTATCCAGAATTTAGTATGATTTCCACTAATCCTTGTGGAGAGATTGGTATGGGAGCTATGGATTCTTGTAGATTGATTCATATTAACCTTGCCAAATGCGTCAAATATCCGTATACTGAAAAAGCGGAATTAGACTATAATGTTATAGCTCATTTAGGGTATTATGCCATGAAATTGGGAGATGACTTAGTAGACTTAGAGCAGGAAGCAGTAAAAAGGATTATTGATGTATGTGAATCTGAATCTGAAGAACAGAAAATGTGGGAAAAGATTCTCGATGTTTCAAGAAGAGGAAGAAGAGCAGGTGTAGGAATATTAGGACTAGCCGATATGTTGGCTCAACTTAATGTTAAATATGGATCTCCAGAATCTATTCCCATTATAAAAGCTGTAATGGAAACTATTTTCAGAGCAGAACTTAAAGCATCTGTAGATATGGCAGAATCTAGAGGAGTATTTGAAGAATATGATGGATTTGATAAAGAGAATCCATTATTCCAAAGCTTTGTAAAGCAATACGATCCTGAGATATACAGAAAGATGTTAAAGGTTGGAAGACGTAATATATCTTTCAGTACCATTGCGCCAACTGGTAGTGTAGCAATGCTCACTCAAACATCTTCAGGTATTGAACCTGTATTTATGCCATACTATAAGAGAAGAAAGAAATGTACTTCTGATACTGATCGCGTAGACTATGTAGATAAATTAGGTATTAAATTTACTGAATATATGGTCGTACACGAGGGCTTAAAGCGTTGGGCTAAAGTAAAATATCCAGAAGAAAACATTGATGAATGGGACCTTGATAAATGGGATGCTATTTACAAGGAAAGTCCCTATTATGGAGCGACAGCGCATGACATTGACTGGCATTATAGAATTATGACTCAGGCCGCATGTCAAACTTTTATAACCCATAGCATATCATCTACTATAAATCTACCTACAGAAACTAAAGAAGAAGAGATATCTGAAATTTATAAAGAAGCTTGGGAGAATGGTTTAAAGGGTGTTACAGTATATCGCGATGGATGTAGAGAGGGTATTCTTAATTCTGTCAGTGATAAACAAAAGGAAGAAAGATTTGAGTCTTCCATCAGTGCGCCTAAACGTCCTAAGAAGTTAGATGCCGAATTCTATTCTGTGAAAGTAGGTGGAGAAATCTTTTATGTTATGATAGGCTTATATAAGAATAAACCTTATGAAGCCTTCTGTTTCAAACCAGAAAAACAGATAAAAATAAATAATCATAAAGGCATATTAACAAAAAAGGCTAAGGGATTATATAGCTTCCACTCGGATCTCATTAACATAGATGACTTAGATAGTCTTCTTAATGCAGAACAAAGAACTTGTACATTGTTAGTAAGTGCATTATTAAGACACGGAATTCCATTAAAGTTCATTATCAAGACTGAAAAGAAAGTTAATGAGAATATAACATCATTTAGTTCTGCAATATGTAGGATATTAAGTAAGTATATGCCTAAAGAGGAAAGTGCTGAAACCTGTCCTAAGTGCGGAGGTAGATTGATTCGAGAAGGAGGATGTATAAGATGTTTAGACTGTGATTATAGTAAATGCTTATGACACTAAAATTGGTTTATAATAGTTTACTAACTAACGAATTGGATCCTTCCAGCTTAACTAAAGAGCTGGAAGGTTATCCAGTTAGTTTAGAATTTTATGACGAGGATATATTTAGCGATAAAAGAAAAGCTCGTCAAATAAAAAGTTCTTTTGGGGCAAGATTAGTTCCATTTGTAGCTGTTTATGAAAATAAGAAAGGAATAAAAGGCTTCTATTCAGAAGCAAATGAATGTAATATTAACAATATAGTAAATTATGTCAAAGATAAAACGCCCTGTGATGCATCTCACTCTCCATCATCCGATGATATTGAAGATAATGGAGATAAGACAGATGTCTGAAGAGGACTTTGTAAACAAATATGGAAAAGATTTCATGTTTGTATATGAAGCAGTAAAAAAGTCTAAAATGGGGGATATCGAAATCGAGAAAGTTGTAGATACTCCTCTAGATGCAGTAAAAATGAAAGGCATTACTCCAGGATTTGGAGAAGGAATTTCCTGTTATATGGAAGACAATGATGTATATTACTATACATCTACAGTTCAATCTATTGACTGGGAAAATAATGTTTTTCATACCTTAAACTCTGAGTATAAATTTAAATTTAATGAGAGAGACGTTACAAGTGAAATTCAAGAAACTGCGTGAAGATGCAGTTGTTCCTACATATGCAATGCCAGGAGATGCTTGCATGGATATAACGGCCGTAGATGTGGAGTATGATTTACAAAATGATAGATATATTTATCATACAGGTTTAGCGTTTGAAGTTCCAGAAGGTTATTATATGGATCTTAGACCACGAAGCAGTAACACTAAGACCGACGTTTATATACCTAATGCTCCTGGTACTCTTGATTCTGGTTATAGAGGAGAACTATTAGTAGTATTTAAGAATAGAGATAAGTTGCCTATAACGCCTTATCTTACACTATCTCATGACCAGAATACTGTGATAAACGCTTATGCTAATACTATAAGTGCTTTAGCTCCTTATAAAGTTGGTGAAAGAGTTTGTCAAATGATGATATTACCTTATCCTAAAATCGAACTCGTAGAAGTTACTGAATTAAGTGAAACTGAAAGAGGCGATGGAGGATTTGGACATACAGGTAAATAATAAATAAAAAATTTAAATATGGGATTAGATATATTTTTCTTCCGTAGAAATAGAAATAAAAACATAGACGCAGAAGAAGTTAGTTATTTTCGTAAAGTTAACTTTTTAGTAAGATTTTTTGGTGATAAAGGATTTAATATTGCAGAACAGATTCCTCTAGAAATCACTAAAGGAATGTGTGAGGAACTGGTGAAACGATGTAGGACAGTACTAAATGATGTTACTACTTGTAAAGAACTATTGCCCACTATGGATGGATTCTTTTTCGGTAGTACAGCTTATGATAAATATTATATACAGGATGTAGAAGAAGTATTAAAGAAACTAGAAACTAATATACTGCCCGCATTCGATAACTTACAAGATACAGAATATATAACATTTGAAACATGGTATTAATATGAAAGTTGTTGCAAAAATTACTGGTGAATTCTTTGTTGACGTAGAAAAGTTTATGGATGATCCTTTATTTAGCGATATGATTCGTTCAGCAAGGGAAGATATCCCTGTAACAGTAGGAGAAGAACATATAAAAGCGATAGAAGAAGTTATAAGTGACTATATACTTACAAAAGTAGACTCAGATAATTTTAATGTAGAGCTCATAGAATATGATAACTAAAGAATTATTTATCAGGGCTATTAAAAGTGTAGAAGTATTACTAAACGAAGGAAATAAGTTATGGGATAACCATCATATAGAAATAGGAGAGTCTCCTTTATATACTGAAGGTTTTGTAATATTTGAAACTTTGTTAGCTAGTCACTTTAATGAATATGGAATTGATTGGATAATGTGGTACATATTTGAAGGTAAAGACCATATAGCAACCGATGAAAACGGAAATAGGATTTGCTATGATTTAGATTCTTTATATGAATATGTAAAACAATATCAATTATGATATATTTTGTAAGTACACAAAAAGAACTATTTGACTCAGACGCGTACACGATGATGACTCCAGAAGATTCCATTAAAATGATGGAATCCTGGAGCTTCATCCAATACGATTCTGAAACCGAAGGTCGTGATCCACATCTCTGTAAGTTGCTTTGTATGCAATTTGGAGATATTAAAGGAGAAAATCAAATAGTTGTTGATACTACCACGATTTCTCCTTTACTGTATAAAGATATTCTAGAAAGTAAAAAGTTAGTAGGTCAAAATATAAAGTTTGATTTACAGTTCTTATATAATTATGGTATTATACCTAGAAATGTATATGACACTATGATTGTAGAACAACTACTGCATTTAGGGTATCCTAGCAGCGTAATATCTTATTCTTTGCGTTCAATAGCAGCTAGAAGGCTAAATATTGATATTGATAAAACAGTTAGAGGTGAGATTATATGGAGAGGATTGGATGAAGAAGTTATTAAATATGCGGCAGGAGATGTCACATATTTAGGAGATATAGCTAATTCACAATTAAAGGATGTAAAGAAACAAGACCTTAAGAAAGCAGTTCAAGTAGAGTGTAACTTTATTCCAGCTATAGCTTATCTTGAATGGTGTGGAATACACTTGGATGCAGATAAGTGGAAAGAAAAAATGAAGAATGATAGACTTAAGTATGAAGACAGCAAAAAAGCCCTTGATGATTTTGTTGTTAATAATCCTGCTTTATCTAAATATACTAGAGTAAATCTACAAGGTAGTCTATTTGATGGATTTGATACTACTCCCATATGTACAGTTAATTGGGCAAGTAGTCAACAAGTTGTTAAAATAGCTAAGGATTTAGGATTTAATACTGAAGTAAAAGACAAAAAGACTGGAGAAGATAAAGATAGTGTACTTGAAAAGCATCTTAAAGTTCAAAAAGGAATAAATGATGAATTCCTAAAGTTATATTTTAATTTTCAGGAGGCGTTTAAAGTAATTACATCCTTTGGTGAAGGTCACCTTAATGCTATTAACCCAATAACCGACAGAATACATACTAATTATAAACAACTTGGAGCTAGATCAGGCAGGATGTCCTGTGGAAGTCAACAACCTAACTATGATTTAGCCAAGTATAAAAATTTAAGCCCTAAAGATTGTACTTATCCTAATATGCAGCAATTACCAGCTGATGCCCCAACACGAGGTTCATTTACTGCCCCTAAAGGGTATAAATGGGTAAGCTGTGATTATAGTGCATTGGAAAGTAGATTAGGAGCAGATATATATAATGAGACTTCCATGTTAAATGAGTTTCTGCACGGTAGTGGAGATATGCATTCACTATGTGCTTATATGGTATATAAGGAGATACCAAGAGACACCCCTATAAAAGATATAAAGAAATTATATCCTCATTTAAGAAAAGCAGTAAAAGGTATAGAATTTAGCCAACAATTTGGAGGTTCTGAATATGCTATTATGGGAGCGATGGGATGTACATTAGAAGAAGCACGGAATTTTGCTAATGCATATGCTAGTGGTTTCCCTGGAATTGCTAAGTTTAAGAAAGAAGGGGCCGCTTTCGTAAAGAAGCATGGATATATATTAATGTGTAAAGAAAGTGGTCATAAAATGTACTGGTGGGACCACGATGCATGGTTAGCTAGACAGCAATCTTTTACTCCAGAATTTTGGGAAGAATACGGACAATACCATAAAGGTACTGGAGATGCTGTTGCTCGAGAAGTGTCTATGCACTTTAGAGCATCTAGCAAATATGAAAGATATGCTTTGAATTCCCCGACACAGGGAAGTGGAAGTGTAATCTTAAAAACTGCTGCTACTATGTTTTTTAATTGGATAGTAGATAATAATCATTTTAAGGATGTTGAATTATCTGCTTTGGTTCATGATGAAATTAATGTAATTTATAAAGAAGAAATAAAAGAAACTCCAGATATTCTTAAAGAATGTATGGAAAAAGCTGCATCAATATATTGCAAATCTTTGCCTATCCCTGCAGAAGCCTCAGTCTCTGATCATTGGGTCCATTAAGGAAAATTAACTATAAATATATACATGAGTTTTGGGAATAATTGAAGATAAAGTATTATCTTTGCAGAGCGAAAACAATAGAGAAGGAAAAGGCCGCTTTTATAAAGAGAAAAATCACCAAACTAGTAGTACTACTACTAGATTTAGAACGATAAAGATAAGAAATCTTTATTATAATAAAGAAATTTCTAATAGAGGATGGCTAGCTCTTATGAATAAAATTCCTTCTTATTTATTCGATTATTATAGTTATGATAAAAGATAATAAAAAACCTTATATAGCTTCCACAAGTAATGTGGATCATCCACTTCATTATTGCTCAGACCCATCTGGAGTGGAATGTATAGATATTATTAAACACAGAGATTTTTGTATAGGTAATGCTATTAAATATCTATGGCGTGCTGGACTTAAAGGCAATAAAAAAGATACCCATATAGAGGATTTACAAAAAGCCATATGGTATATTAATAAAGAAATAGAGTTAATTAAAAGTGAAACTACTTGATTTTTATGCAGATTGGTGTTCTCCTTGTAAAATGCAAGGAGAATTATTACAATCTTTTGATTCGGTAGAAATTGAACCCGTAAATGTTGAAAACGAAGAAAATGAATCCTTATGTGAAGAATACGGAGTAAAATCTCTACCAACTTTAGTATTACTCGATGATGATAATGAGATGATAAAGGAATGGCACGGCCTGACGCATCCAGACGAGATACTGAAGTATATAACAAAAGATTAAGATACTTTTTTATTGAATTAATGATTTTATGATGAAGAAATTTATTTTAATGGTAGCTGCTGTTCTAGCTACTACGCTTGGAATGAGCGCACAAACAGTAGAACATTCTAAATTTACAGACAATTGGCAAATCGGCGTGAGAGGCGGTGTTACAGCCATTTTACATCCTGGTTGTAACAATTATAAAGACTTTGGACATACCATCCAAGCAAGTACTAGTCTTGACTTGACTAAATACATCACTCCTGTATTTGGAGTAGGTGTTTCAAGTACAATCGGTTGGGAAAATGGTTCACAGCCAGGCGATTTTCAAGGTCGCAATTGGCTTAACTATGTAAATGTTATGGCAAATGGTAAGGTTAATTTGAACAATTTATTTGCTGGTTACAAGGGACAACCTCGTCCTGTAGAAATTGTAGCAGTAGCAGGTATTGGTTGGAATCATGGCTTTATCTATGCTCAGGATGCTGAGTATTACTACTTTGGTACTACTATGCATACTAATGACATTATTACTAAGTTAGGAGCAGAAGTAAATGTAAATCTTACTGATAGATTACAACTTAATGTAGCTCCTTATATTGCCTACAATTTGACAGGTGCTAATGGCTATTATCATGCTAATCAGCCAGCATTTGATTCCCGTAATGCTTGGGTAGGTCTTGAAGCAGGTTTAACTTATAAGTTTAAGAACAGTAATGGAACACACAACTTTACACTCTGTCCTTATAAGTATACACAAGCTGAAGTTGACCGCCTTAATGATCAAATCAATGAGCTTCGCAGCCGTAAGCCAGAGGTTATTACCGAAGTACAAAAGGTTGAAGTAATTAAGGAAGTTACTAAGACAGTTAATGATGCTGACCAATTTGTGGTATTCTTCGCAAATGCATCAACTGAGCTCACTGACAATGCTAAGGCAACTCTCAATGAGATTGGTGAGAACTCAATCGTTCGCATAATTGGTTCTGCATCGCCTGATGGCAATGCTAATTTCAATGCAAATCTTGCAAATGAGCGTGCTCAAGTTGTAAAGAATTATCTTGAAAACCGTGGTGTTCGCGTTGAAGATGCTCATGGTGTTGGCACAGACTTAGGTGCTCGTGTTGCTGTAGTAATTGTAAAATAAGCTAGATCAGTTATTATTAATATAAAATGAGAGATATTATATATAAATAGTATCTCTCTTTTTTATGAAAAAATGTATTTTATGAAAAAATTATTATCTCTTTTATTATTACTCTTTGTGAGTATGTCATTGTATGCAAATGCTGAAACCGTAGTTTTAGCATACACAGGAACCACAACAACAAATATGACAGGCGGAAATGATGCCACCATTGTTGGACTTGATGCCACTGAATGGTCAGTAATTGGTAATTTAGCTGGTAATGAGCTTTATCCTGGATTAAATAAAGCTGGAGAAGTAAGATTATATTGGAATGAAAATGGTGTAAGTACCATTGATGTTGCATCATTGAATAATGCAACTATCAATAACATTACATTTGAGTTTAGTAGTGCTAATTATTCAAATGTGTATGTTGAAGTAAATGGTAATATAGTTGAACCAAATGACGAAGGTGAATATGCAATTAATGCTTCCGCATTTACAATTGGAAACAACAATACAACAAATGTTCAAGTAAGAATCAAGAGTATTACAATTAATTATACTCCATATACCCCACCAACTGGCATTACAAATGTTGAATCTTCTGTAAAGAAAGTCCAATATTATAATATGCAAGGCGTTCAAAGTTCAGAACCATTTGACGGTGTAAACATTGTTACTATAGAGTATGACAATGGCACAAAGAAAATCAATAAAGTTATTAAGAGGTAATTAAATTAATTGTTTAACATTTAAACCAAATTAAATGAAAAGATACATATATAATATTCAATATAATGCTGGCGATAAAGAATTAGACAAGGTATTTATTGATGCATATAACAAAGAAAGTGCTTTAAAGAAACTTAAAGCCCAATTCCCTGGAGTTTATAGTATTACATTCGTAAGAATTGAAAAAGAACTATGAGCAAATTAGGAGAGTTAATGAATGAAAAATTTGAGCTTGAGAATCGCCTCGGAAATATTAATGAGGCGATTCGAGAGCTTGAATTAGAAAAATATAAATATCTAGAAGGTAAATGTTTTAATATTAATGGTATCCGTACTAAAATTATTAAGATTACTAATATTAAATATAGTGGGGATGAGGCTATTTATATAACTTATGTTGGTTTACAAATAGGACATAAAACAATTACTACTAAGATAGATAGAACCATGCTTCTTGTTATAAAAGCTAACCTTATTAGTAATGAAGAATTTAACAATAAGTATGAAGAAATGAATCAATATATCAAAAATAATATATTATGCGATTAATTGATCCAAGTGTAGAAATGATAAAATGTGACTATAAAGATTTTGATGATGTCACAAGAATGATTGAAAAAGCAGGGAGAGTATGCTATAAATCTGAGAATAAAATAACAACTGATTCCCACATAGATTTTATAGATATGCTTGTTAAAAGAGGTCATTATTCTCCACTGGAACATGGTACTATATATTTAAAAATAGAATTACCTTGGGCTCTACGAGGTGCTTTAAGGGATTCTGAATATAGGGATAAATATGAAATAATATCATTTTATGAAGAAAATGAATATTCTAGAGTAGTAAGAAAAACACGTTATGTTAATGAAGTACCTTTTAGTTCTTTATATTATATTACTACAAACTATAGAGTATTACTAGAGAACGATAAAGTAGATGATATTAGATATTTATCTTTACCAGAAGCCGATCATATTAAGCGGTATTCTTTTAAGATTGTATGTGATAGAGGAGTAGGAAATGAAATAGTCAGACATAGAAAATTAAGTTTTTGTCAAGAAAGTACTAGATATTGCAATTATGCTTATGATAATTTTGGCAATACAATTACTTTTATAAAGCCATATTGGTATTATGATAATGTTGATGGACAAGCTTGTTATATGAAAGCCTGTGAGGAAATAGAAGACCATTATTTATGGATGATTCAAGAACTTAAAATGACACCACAACAAGCAAGGCAGATTCTGCCACTTGCATTAAAGACAGAGCTTGTTGTAACTGGCTTCGCTGATGATTGGGAACATTTTCTTTCTTTAAGAACTGCTAGTAATGCTCATCCAGATATGCAAATTATTGCCAACGAAATAAAGGACTATTTGTATGAAATGGCAGAAGAAAATAAGAAAGAATAACATAATCAGAAAAAAAGAAGAAGAAAATAGAGAAATAGAAGACTTTTTAAAGAATTCTCCTAGAGAAGTTAAAGCTTATATTAGAAACTTATTATTATTCGATACTACCAAATTAATACAAAGCAAAGGCCTTCCTATTAGTACTGGAGTATGGGATTAAATAATAAATATTTTATAATACATATAGAAAACTGCTTAAAAACATACTGGAAAGTTAGAAAGTTTTTTATAAAACCTAATATAAAGTTTTATATTGGTAATAAAAGGAATAAACCTTTCATACCTGACTGTAAAATATTGAACCTCTTTATATCAGATGTTAAATATAAACAGACTGCGAAAAGAATTTATTTTAAGCATAATCCTATAATAGATATAGTATTATTTAATCGATGGGAAGTTAAAATTGAATTAGCTAGAATAGGATGTTTCATAGGTTGGACACCTTACCATCATATGGAAAAGTGTACAAGTGATGAGTCCAATATTTATTGGAAGACAATATTAACCTGGATTCTTAAACCATATACTTTAAGAAAATGTTTAGAAATTAATACTAAAAAACGTAATATTAAACTAGGAGATATTTCTATGATTCAAACTTCTCCCACCGAAAATATATGCTTAAAATCTAATCTTGATTTAAATAAAAAATATAATAAAGAATAAGCTATCATAGAGCCTTTCTGAGAGCTTTTATTTCTGTAACACTTACTTACTTAGACAGAAACTAAAAGCCTCTGAGAGGCTCTTTAAATGGCTTTTAAATGCATTTAAAATTATGACTGAACTAAAATTAAATCTAGACGGAATATCTACTACGGTAGTAACTGATGATGAAGGAATATGTGCATATGATTTGATAAGCCTTTTTATTGGTCAGATGCGAGCTCAAACATTCAGTGAAACTACTATAAATAAAGCATTAGCAGCATATGTTGATGAATATGTAAAAGAAGACAAGGATGGAAAATAAATTAAAATGTAAAGCTATTAGTGATCTTCACGGGTTACTTCCTCAGATAACTGATCGTTTTGATGTGTTATTTATTTGTGGCGATATAGTACCATTAGCTGTCCAGCGTAATATTCCTAAAAGTGAAAAATGGATAAAGAAGTTTTTCGTACCCTGGATAAATAAAATACCTTGTAATAAAGTGTATGCTGTTTGGGGTAATCATGATTTTATAGGCGAAAGCTTCTATTATAATGAACCTTATTATCACTCTGTTATTAGGACTCCTACTAACGGTAAAATAGAATTCTTAAATGACAATGTAGATTTCTATAACAAAGAAGGTAAGAGTTATATGTTCTGGGGATCTCCCTGGTGTCATCAATTTGGCAACTGGGCTTTTATGTCCGTAGATTCTTTTATACAAGAAAAGTATGCAAGGTTACCAAAACGTTGCGATGTATGTATGACTCATGATGCCCCAGATATTGGAAGAATGGGAGTGATTACTCAAGGATATTATTCTGGAGAACGTGCGGGTAATAAAATACTTGCAGATGCAATTCTAGAGAAGAAACCAAAGATAGCAATCTCAGGACATATACATTCTTCCGATCACTCTATTCAAGAATATCCTGAAACTAGTACTAAATTTGCTACAGTTTCATTACTTGACGAGAATTATGATGAAGTTTATCCACCTCTTGATTTTGAAATATGACGAAAGAAGAATTAAAAGACAAAACTTTAAATGCTATTTACGAATTAGCTTCTAAAGAATCAATAACAATAGAAAATACTAATGATGATGCTTTCTGTTATGCCTTATTTATAAAGATTTATGGTAAGGTCCCTCATGTAATGTACTTCTTTGATGAATTAACACTTGAAGAAAAGGCTAGTGATGAAAATTGGGACGAAGAAGGAGAATATCATCCAAAAGGTAAAATCAACATTGATGAAACTACTGAAAAAATTATAAAGAATTTCGAATGCTACGTGCATGTATGGAAATCTTATAAGTTTGTAGTAACCAATGAATTTATCTTATTTAGGGGTACTATATTTAATATTAATGAAAAGAAAAGTCAAAAGATTATTGATTGTATAGTTGATGAACTTGGTGATAAGGCTAATCTTAAATTTGTATCTGTAGATAATAACGGTAGATTCAACGTTAATTTGATGCCAATTAGACAAGATGAAGTAGATTTGGAGAGTAACTATAATGATGATCTTCCTTATGATAAAATAGAGGAAATTATAAAAGCTGAAAGTAGTGCTTTAGTTTTACTTCATGGAGATCCTGGAACTGGAAAATCTTTCCTTATAAGAAAACTTATAACAGATAATCCTGATATTAAGTTCTATTGGTTAGATAGCTCTATGTTCTCTCAAATAAATTCTACTGCATTTATGGACTTTTTATTTAAATGTAAAGATTCTGTATTTATATTAGAAGATTGTGAGATGGTATTAAAAGACAGGGGAAGTAATTACAATACCCTGATTACTCCCATATTGAATATTTCAGATGGAATGTTGGGAGATTCTTTGAACCTCAAATTTATATGTACTTTTAATGATAGTCTGACAAATGTAGATTCTGCATTGTTAAGAAAGGGAAGACTAAAATTGAAGTATGAATTTGGTAAATTGACTAAGGATAAAGTTAAACAACTATTTGAAAAGTTCAATATTAACGAAACGCCTAAGGAAATGCCTCTTTGTGATGTCTTTAATTACCAGGAAGATAATGGGGTTAAAACTGAAAAGAAAATAGGATTTTAACACAATGAGTAATTCTTTTAAAGAAATTCAAAACTATTTAAGAGATTCTCTTAGCAAATTTGGAGAACTTAATTTACCTAAATGCGAGATAACTGACTATATTGTACCTGTTAGAATGAAAGAGGAAGATGATTCCTATACAGTTCAAGTAATGGTGCCTGGTTTTAGTAAAGAAGAGCTGAAGGTAGCAATAAAGGACAATATATTGATAGTTTCTGGCGAACGCAGTAAAGATGAAAGTTATGAAGATAACAGTGAATTCTTTTCTGAGAAATGTGAAAGGAAGATAGCTTTAAATGATGATATTGATTATCAGAATGTTAAAGTAGATCTTAAGAATGGTATTTTAAATGTTCATCTTCCTAAAGAAGAATCAAAAAGTAAAAAGGCAATTACTTTTACAATCGATGATTAATTAAATAAAAAACGGGTCAACACTCTTCGGAGTGTTGGCCCATTTTTTTTTCTATGTATTTAATCAAAGTGACCATAAAGTCTTAGTTTGACGTAAGAAACCTACGTTATCAACCACTGCTTTAAAGAAATTCTAATCTCCAGTCATTACTTCTCCCATGTCTTTCCAAGCTTCTTTAGCTACTGCAAAGCTAGGAGGAGTCCAATCGGTCATTGGTGAGAAGACATCTCCTATTCCAAGGTCAGAGCCAGACTAAATCATAGAATAAAGTCCTACTCTTTCTGCAGATCTTAATACTTTTTCCATAGCAGTTAGATTTTTGGTCTTGTCTGCTTTTTTCTGGTCTTTGAACAATTGCATAATGATTGTACCAAATATTAACTATATTAAGCAGAATACTGATAAATCGTGAATCATTAACTTCATATTGGCTCTTCTTGTGTAGGCAACAGTATCATCGATACCTTCTTTCCCTTTCCACCATTGTCTAGCTCTTTCAGACATAGACAAGTCATCTTCATTTGGACTAAACATATCTTTAAAGAGACTTAAGACTGTCTAACAATACCCTTCCTAATAAGAGCCTTTCCAATCCATGTATGGTTCTAGAATTTCGCCATTTAATTGACTTTCTGGAATAAGAATTACTCTTTCGTTTTCTTGACCTTCATTGATTATTTTTTTATACATCAATTCACCTTTTGAATTTTTCATATGTTCCCAATGGCCTTGACTGTAAATACCTCCATCTAACCACCATCTATTCTTAAGAGATGACCAATAAGTTCTAAATTGTGTAAATAAAGCACCTAATAAGTAACTCTTTAATAGGTACTAGTCTTCATGGTTGTAATAACCATATAATGCATCGGCCAATGATTTTATACTTCTTGCTTCTCTATTAGTATATGCTCTAGGCAATTTATCATTATAAGTCATGCTTCTTTCCAATCCAGTATTAGGGTCTACAATTTTGTAACCTTCTGCATTGAATTCATCTACCATTCTCTTATACATAGCTAGCTACTTAAGATATTCTGGATCTCTAGAATCAACGTCTTCTCTACTCTTTCTATTAAACTTAAGTTTATTAAAGCGAGAATCTTTAGAGCAATCATATGACATTGTAAATCCATCATCGTTCATTGTGTGAGCATCAAAACAACCATCTGCTTTCATCTAAGCAACAAATATAGCCATACGGTTCATATAATCTGGAGCACTAACCATCCACATTAATTTGCCCTAAAATGTTAAAGCATCTTGTCCTTCACGCAATCTATCTGCTAACACGTTAATATCCTGGTCATTTATACCATATTGTTCGTTAATAAGTTCTCCCATTGATACTACTTTAAAGTGATTCTTCGCATCTCCAAGAAGCCATACCAAAGCGTCCTTATATTCTTGGTGTCCGAACTAATTAAGACCCATAGGCTTTATAATAGAACGAGAATTGTTTTTCCATACACCTTCGATAAGCTAGAATAAGAATGCTTTTGGAGAAATACCCAGTGTAACTTCACTTGTTACATTCCTAAGTTTACTCATAACATGGGCTAAACCTTTATATTCGTCTGATACTAATGAACGATTCATTATCTTTGCTGAAACATAATTTACCAGGTATTTTTCCATTTGTTCTATACCAATGTTATTTAACATACCATTTGTCTTTAGCATTACATACATACCTTTTAACACTGGCATGTAAGAGTCCAATACACTCTTTCTAATCTTAGAGAAAGAATAAGCGTAGAATATTTTTTCAACACTTGTAGTAAAATAGTCAAGATCGTGTTCTTTTAGGAGTTTAGTTCTTGTTACTTCGTTTTCGCTTTCCTCGAACACATCCATAATTCTAAAAGCTTGTGCTGTTTTCTTTGCTTCATCGGCTTTTTCATTTGTTAAAACTTTTGCCTCTAGGCGTTTAGCATTCTGAATTGGATGTCTCCACCATTGTATAGTACGCTTAAACCATGAAACTAAACCTTTAGTTCTACCATTCAATATTTTTTCCTGTCCTTTAGATTCCATTAAAGGAACATCAAAATATTGACTATTTGAATCTGCTCTTCTTAACTAGCGACTTTCTTCTGTACTATCCTCTTCAAATCTTAGTTGATCCTACTTATCCAAATACCACTTCAAGAATTCTCTTTCTTCATCAGTTAAATCCGTTGTTCTATCCCAAGGATTCTTGAATTTAAGAATACCCTATTCTTTATTATGAATAATCATATTTTCGTAAAGACGAGAATCATTATCAGTAATCCACTTTTCACCTCTACTATAACCTTTAGCTTTTATTAATTTATCATAATGAATTCTCCATTCGGCAGCTTCTCTATTCATTCTATCACGTAATCTCTAGAATGCATTGTTAGTTAATGCTCTTAACCTTCTTAAATTAGAAGACTTCATCATTTCAGGGGTATTAACATTGAGCTATACAAAAGAACTGTCCCTTAATTCCTGAGTATAATAAGCATTATTCATTTCAGAAATAGCAGTCATAATAGTAGAATACATTGCTCCTTGTGGAGTATTAATGTCTACTTCTCCTTCTGCTAAATCTGGATAAGCATCCTCTAGTTCTCTACGAAGTCTATTTAATGTATTATATTCAATATCTAAAGCCACTAAATTCTTTTCATATTTAGAATATATACGATTCAAAACTCCTACTTTTTCTAACGATCCTAATTCAAGCATAGTAGTAGCAACCTTTTGAGTTGCAGAAGCTACTTCTATTTTACCACTTGCGAAATTATTAGGCATAGTTGTTTGAGAGTAATCACATAAAGCATTAAAGTTATCCATTAATTGCTTATTTGAGGTAGTTCTACCTTGCTAATTCCAAATATTTATCGCCATTACTTCGCCGAGCTTATCACCTTTACGAAGAACCGATCTAGATGCCAAATTAATAGCTACCATAGCTTTCATTAACTCAATATTTCCTAAATCAGCTTCTAGTGGGATAACGCCAGCATGTTGTGGTGTAATATCATTAACGTGCTATCCTAGAACTGTATTACCCTCTTTCATTTTAACCTTACGACTCAAGTCATATCCGCTTAAAATAAAGAAGTTAACTTGCCCAGAAATTTTATTTCTTAAAGCTAATATATTTAAGCTCTCGAGAGCACTATTATTTACAGGTTCCCATGAACCATTACAGTATCTAGAGAACATTGGAATAAACCATTCACCCTTATCTCCATAGTTAATAGAAGATACTGCTGGAAGTCGAGCAGGGTCTTGTTCCCTAATAGCCTGTTTTATATAAAATATGTTACGCTTTTGTGCTATGTCATTCTAAGTAACATATTTTTTATAAAATTCTTCCATATGCTAAGAGATTTCTTCCTTATCATATTCCATACGCTCTTTTTCACCTGGAATCTTTGGGAACATATACTTACCATTATTCAAATTTTCTTTTATTTCTTCTTCTATACCTGCTTTTACAGCATCATCGTATTCTTTCTAAAAGGTATAACTTGGAAAGAATTCTTTGAAATGAGTTTCAATATTTCGAATAAAGTTTGTAGGTAAAGCTTCGAGCTGATTTTCAGCATATACTAACTTATTAATTTTTGCAGTTAATTCTCCTAAAGGTTGTAGAGCCTATTCTCTAGAAAGATCTTCAATATAAGGAAGACCTCTCGCATCTTTAGGACATTCTATACCGTTAACTCTTGGTGACCCATCTCTCGTTATATTATACTATGATAAATTTATAGGTAAAATTCCTAGGGTAGTACCTTCTACATCTATGCCATATGATTCAAGAATTCGTCTATATAAAGCTAACTGGGCCATATAAGATCTTCTCTTAATTGCGCCCCACTCGTCCATATCCTTATCAGATGTCTTATAGTCATAGATATGAGGTATTCCCTATTCGTCTTCTACTACCAAGTCAATAATACCTATAATATGAGCCTTGTGATTTCCTTTTACTGGGAGAGAGCTTTTAGCAACTACTGGATACTCAGGTCTAAACTTACAGTTTTTTCCATGTCTAGCCTGTAAAACAGTTTTTAAACTATTTAAATATGTAAGAAACTCATGTATAGCATCATTAGAAAGAACAGGAGAAACTCTGGATAAATCACCAGTAAAACTATCATCTCCAGTTATAACAACTGAATCATTTAATATAGAAATAGTACTTTCTCCTAACCAGAACATTTCTGCCACACGGTGCATAGCAGTACCTACTTTTCCTAAACCTGACCAATATGGCCACACATAATTTTCAAATATATCATTACATTTAGGAAAGATATCCTCTATGTTAGTAGAATTGCCAGCATATGTCTATTCTGTAATAATATCTCCAGCTTTTAATTGTCTTCCGTTTTCTGTATAACCCGCTGCTGCTAAAATATCAGCAATATTTTTGCTAATACCTGTTGAGTTGGCAGAGGGTTGTCCAGTCCACTAATTAAATAAGTTAGCCTTTAATTTGGAGCGAATGAATTCTGGAGTTATTCTTGTATTTGGAGCAATTTCTACAGTAGATAATACCATATTAGCACCATAATAATTTGCTATTAATGCGCTTTCTGCTTCACTAACGAATTCGTCTCTTCTAGCTCTTAATTTCGCAGCTTTAACTACGTTAGCCTTTAACTCCTCTGCTTTATCGTCTAATTTTTTTGAAAGTACGTTAGCTTTTGGAGATCGTGTACTAAATACAAGATCAGGTATAGCATCCGCATCAAAAGAATCAAGATAATTATATAAGAAGTTATCCAAGTCCAATTCTGAACCAAATACTCTTCCTCCAAGTTTATATACACATGTACTCATAATTTATTATATATTTGTGTTTGGATAGTTCTACATTACATAAGATCTGTATTCATTCCAGAGCTCCTTTATATCTTTTGCCCCTCTAGCATTTTGTGCGTAAGAGGAATCTGGATTTTTATAAAATCTTCCATTAACATCAAAGGTCCCCCTTTCTGTTTCATGGAAAGATCTTTTAACATTCTCTATGAATGTATCTAAATCCTTCGCATTATCTGCCATACGACCTTTTAAAAATTTAGCAGGATTAGAGTTCTGACCTCTATGGTAAGCGTTAATCATTCTTTGAGCATGATGTCCTCCATCAGAGCAATATTCTTCCAGTTCTTTTCTCTTTAAAAGCTCTTCTTTTATATTAGATATTGTACGGCAATATGCAGTATCGCTATTATAAGCTTTTATTAAAGTATCCCTGTTAATAGCAGTTCCAAATACATCCATTATTTCATTCAAGGATTTATTCATAAGTTCTGCTAAATTTATTGTAGTAGTACTTTTATTTGGGAATATGCCTGAGTCTATATTATGCTCAATTTCATATTCCATATCATCCATAGTGTTCTAATCAATTTCAAGATTTAAACCATCAGTATAATGTTTTGCAAACAAGTCTACGAAGATTTCTTCATTGACATCTTGTCTAGTTCGGTTAGGGAACTATTGAAGTCTTTGTTGATAATCTGGAAGTTGTTCAACTGATTGTACTAAGGCATAATATATATTAGGATTAGTACTTCTGAGAGCTCCTAATAATATATGAGCTAACTCATGGATAGGTGAATCAGATGTAGCATTATCCATGTTTATATAAATTTGTCCCTAATATATAAACGCGTTTACTCTAGTAGCATCAGGTATAATAGCAGTAAAATTGTTAGACTGCAATTCTGCTGTACTAGTTCTTATGAACCCTATTCCATATAACTCTTCTAGCCTATCAAGAATTTGTCCTAGATGATTTTCTCCATTATTTTGGGTTTTTGGAGAAATAGTATTAGCTACACTATTAATATCTACTCCATTATTAACCTTATGTAATAAGTAACTATTATCTGTTTGTCTAATAGCTTCATAAGTTTCATAATTAGATAATCCAGATAAAATAGTTTCGATCTGAGAGTCATCAAAGCCTTCTGCCTATAAAATAATTCTTTCTAAATCTAAATCACTATTTACAGCATCAGGATTTATTAATAAAACTCCTAAAGAATTTATATAATAGTCGCGGTCTCCAACAACATCATTGAATTCAAATACTGGATAATTAAAGTTCTTGTAGAACTTAATTTCTCCTGGTAAATTTAATGAAGTATTTACTTTTACATACTGGTCATTAAATAACTTACCTCTATTTAATCTAATGATGTCAATTACACTTTTATCGTAACTGGGTTTTTCTGTTGGAGCTGCAAGAGCTTCCGAATAAGTGGCAAAGTCTGGATAATATGTAAGTAAAAGAGGACTAGTAACTTTACAATTTGTTCTATAAATTCTGTTACCTTGCCTATAAAGGTAGGAACCATCCTCGAGCTGCACCTCGGGTTCTAGCTCTTTTACTTGTTCAATGGTGGTTGGTAATAAATAAGTTGTAGGTGTGTCCAAATCTCTATTCTAAATAGCTCTTACTTTGGCCATGTAAACAGTAGGGCTAATATTAGAGGTTATTGCGGACACTTCAATATCTCGGTATTTAGAGTTAATCAATGGAATATCAATAGGTCTGTCGTCCTATGCTATCCATCCTTTGCCACATTTCTTTAAATTATATTCCTTGACAAAAGCCGCTGTAGTATTAGTTGTACGTAGGAATCTATCTACAGTGGGGCACTTCCCATTCTTTTGATAGTATTCTCCTATGTATAAGTCCAATTCTGCAGGCGTTAGCCCTGTCATTTCTAATAATTGTTGATATTCTACTTCTAATTTATTTATACACTAAGCCATATTTATTAACAGTTTCCGTCATTGATAACAGTATTTATAAAAGTCTACATCTCGACAGGATCATTATTTATATCCCTTCCACTAGGAAGAATACCTGTAACTATAGCTTGGGCATACATATTCATATCATTCTATAGTTTTTCTTCGGCTTCCTAATTCTATGTTCCAACTATTTGTTTTCTAATAGTTATTAACTTATTTGCTAAATCCTTTTGGTTTCTAAATTCAAGAGGCCCTATAGGAGTCTATATTGTAAAAGTAGTTTCACTCGTCCCCTAAACATTCTTTAAGTCATCATTAATAATAGCTCCTACATATTCATATTCTATCTACACTGGTTGCAGGCCCTCCTTTTTTGCTGCTCTAATTTTTGGAATGACTACATCCTTAAAATAAGCCTATGACCATCCTTCCTTGCTCGACCATTCAGAAGGATTAGCATCCTCGTCTATAGGATTAACACTTTTTATTTTTACAAAAACTACACTAGAATCTTTATCTTTGCTTTTCTTAAAAGCCACAATATCGCCAACCTTTATTTTTTGTGTCCAAAAATATAAGTTTTTAAACCTAGTAGTGGCAGTCCTTTGACGAGTTAAAATTGCCTCAAAAGTATTGCCTGGAATAGATGGATTAGCTTTATTTTTTCCATAGTAAGAAATCATATTAGCAGAGCGATTATTAAGAGCATCTTGCACATCAGAAACACTCATATTATCAGTGTTGTAGTTTGCACTTGGGTATTTTGAAGTAACTAAAGAAGATTCGACTCTACTTTTTGTTATCCAAGGTTGTGCAGTAAGGCCTTCTTTAATAATGCCGTTTATTCTTTCTGCATCCCCAGGAGAATATGAACTTTCTCTAGAACCTGCAATATTTAATACTCTAATGTTATTATTTATAACAAATTCTCTTAATTCCTACGCACTATGCACAACTGCAAAGGGTTTTCCAAGTTCCATAGCAGCTTTTGAAGTAGCTTTATAACCAGCGGATTCTTCTCCACTAGCAAGATATTTACTGGCTAAGATATAAACAGTACCATCTGAATTTTCCACATTGGCTCTCGTTCTGTCAGTATAAGGATTTGAAGCAGTGACTTCTTGTATTTCTTCAAATCCGAATTTAACCATATCTTCTTTAGATATGTTATTAGGCTGACCGTTTAATCTTTCTCTTAAACCATTTACGGGTACAGTTCCTCCAGTAGCGAATCCTAATTCATTTGCTATAGTAACACCTGCAGTATCTACTCCAGTCTACCCTCCACTAATTACTTTCTCTAATCTAAAGTAGTGTTCTGTACTAATCTCGTCGTTAATTGCTTGATGTACTACACTTTGTAGTTCATCTCTAAGAGTAGCAAAGCCATCAGTAACAGCAGAACCTTCAGAATCGAGAAATTCATTTATAAATGGATCTCGTAGTATTTTTTCAATTATATTATCAGTTGAAAGTTGATTTTGTCGTTTCCAAGCTGCAAATGCTTCTAAATCTGCTGTAGTTCCTAAAAAATGTACTCTCTCTTCTGGATTGTCTTCAAGATTGAGCATTACCACTACATCAGACCCAAATTCATTTTTTGTATGAGTTCCTATAATAGCATCATTACCTTTTTTAGCTGCTTTAGTAAATAGTCTACGGTGACCTTCATAATAGGTATCCTAACCTTCTTCTTTAATAGGTTTCTTGATATTGAGAATTACTGGATAGAGCCCAGGGGCCTCTCCCTCCATATCTTTGAAGATTTTTTTATTTTTAGCAACCCATTCATTAAAAGTTATTTTTTTATTTGGGTCATTTATTTCAATACCAAAAACTTCTCTGAAGAAAGCTTCAGTCTCTTCATCTCCTTCCCCATAGCCATAGTCTCGTTTTCTCTAGTCTAGAGTCTTACCTTTTTTTCTTTTAGGATCAAATTCACCTCTTTTATTAGGAATTTCTTTTCTAATAGTACTTGTATCAATTACTTGATTTCTCCAGTTTTCTCCAGATACACCATTAGAAAGGATTTCTTTTAATTCCCAATATAATTTATTCCAATGAGCAAAACCATTAACGTCTGCTGGTGCAGTTCTGTTTTGACCATTTACATATTGAATAGAAGCATATGCCTATTTATTAAAATACATATCATTTCTATCCTATACTTCAGGTGCGCCGCTACCTTCAGTTTTTTGTGCACTCTAAAATCCTTCTGAGAAATCAGAATTTGAACCATGCCAATAGATTGAAGTTTCTACAGATTCTGGGAATATAGATAATAAATACTGTCTATATTCTTCTTTAGTTCCTATAGCAGCTATAGCAGGATTTCTTTTAAATACTAAATCAATCTAGTCTTTATTTTTTTGAGTAATTTTCTTACCCATAGCGGTCTCTATAAGACTCAAGAAACTTCTTGCTCTTGTAGATAGTAATGTTTTATAAATGTATTCCTATAATGCTATATTTATCTCAAAAGGATCATTCGATTTAAGAACTATAATATCTTCTCCATTTGGTGTAATAATGACATTAGGAATAGAAGCCCCATTTAACTTTATATCACCATTTAACCATAATATTTTTGGGTAGTTACCATATTTAGTTATAATACTTATAGCTTCTTCTATAGACTTATTTACTGGAGAATATATACGTCCTTCAGAATGTATCTTTTTAGATATATCCATAAACGTAGCATTACCTGGTATTATCTAAGCAACTTGATCAAATGAAGTTATCTACACCTAATCAAGACTAGAAATATCAGATAATATTTGATTTAATTCTGAAGCATTATTACCATTAGCCAATACGCTCTACAATATTTGTGTAAGAGACGAATGGGCAGGCAGCTAGGAACCAACAAATTCCTAGCCACCTATTATTATTTTTGGAATACAATTATTAGCCACAATCGTTATAAATAAAAATTTTACCTTGTTTAAATAATCTACTTAATTGATTTATTACATCCTTTGTCTTGAATTCTCGAGAATTATAAGGCAAGAATGGATATAAATTAGCCATTTCTGCTTTACTCATACTTGGACTTATAGTATATTCTCTATATCCTACAGGAGTAAATTCGTTGGTTTCATAGTCTAATTCTCCTGCGTCCTCCATCTGAGCATAAGCTAGTTCATCCATTTCATCCCCGCCTCGCTTCGCGAAAGTAGTAGGATCTAGTTTATATATTTTATATGTGCCAGTGTCGGAATCCCAGCTTTTCACAAATGTAGGATACTAATTAGACTCATACTTCTCATTTACTAGCCATGCTCTAGTGACTTTTGGAGCACAAGATAATAATAAATCTTGCATATTGAAGTCTTCTAAAGAGAATAATTGTCTTTTATCCATGTCGCCAACATACTTAAAGTAATCATTAATATCATTATCCCCTCTATTATCTCTAATAGCAGATTTAAATATTTTAGTTAAAGCATCTCGGCTTTGGACATTTCTATTTACAATTAAATTATACCAGAAGAATAAAGATTGTACTGGAATACCATTATAAGTTACACCTTTTAACTTATTAAAGTCAGTAAGATACGATACGAACATATTCTCATTATATTCACTTGTCGATACGGACATATTAATAGGTAAGGATATAACACCTTTTTCGTCTCCAGTTGTTGTTCTAGTAGTAGAATTCAAAGTAAGAGCTTGTATGAATTTGTTAGTTAATAATGAACGTTGAATATACTCATCATTTCCGTCTTCTACAACTCCTAACCTTAAATTTGGTAATACAGATTGTTCCATCCAAAGCTTAAAGGCGGCTTGTCCTTCTACTGTTCCTAAATCTAAAGCTTCTTCCTGCTCAATAGTTACCAATGCACCGTCTTTATTAATTACCTAATTTCCTTCACCAATTGGAATTTTGACATTTCTATCTTTGAAGTATTTTAAAGCAATTTGAGATTGTATGAAGTTCTAAAGGTCTCTAGTAAAGTCAGTTCTTTGTTTAACAGATAATGAACTTAATTCACCTCTCTATAATAGATCATGTGAAATATTGTACATTAAATTAAATACAGAACTAATACTACTGAATAGGTAAAAGTCAACGCTACTAGAGTCTATCATTGCCTGGAAATGTGGTACTCTCGATATTATATCAAGAATATTAATAGTACCTTTTATTAAGTCATAAGCATCAATGGCGATTGCTCTATACTCATCATCTAATAGAAATTGCAGTACATTAAAATCATTATAGATTCCTAAAGAATCCGCCTTCTTAACAGTAGCTTCTATGTAATTTCTAGCCTCTTGCTCTCCGCCATAGAATTTTACATAATAAGGTTTAGCAGCTAGAATATCACTTACATTTGTAGAAGCTCCTTTATCGAATCTATTTTTAAATACATTCTCTATTCTATTTAAATATGCTAGTTTACCATCAACATCAGTTCTAATGCCCTAATTAATACCCAAAATAGCACCAAAAGTAACAAATTCTTCTGCTGAATCTAACATATCCTTAAAGGTGAGAAGGGTTCTCTAGTCAATATCCTTTACGATATCTAACCATTCTTGCATCTTAAATAAATATCTGTAAAGCTATTGAATACTTGGAGAAGGGTTAGAACCACTTAAGCCGTCCATTAGCTTAATGATGCTATAGATTTTAACTGACCAATTTGCTGCAAATTGCTCCCAACTAACTTCTCCCTTATTTACGCTATCTAAATCTTGCTTAAATGTAGTATGTCCTTCTACACTAGATGTTTTGGATTTACGAATAAGCTCCTGTAAATCTAGTCTTCTAGAGTCTCCGTTTGGTACTTTAAAAAGTAAGTCTTCGATTATTTCTATATCAGTAGTATTAAGGTATTCCCCTGGATTTATACCCTTCTTAAGAGAATTTAAAGAAGATGTAATGGCAGATACTAAGCTATCCTTCTCAAATATATTAACATCACTTAACTAATTAACAGCATTTATAGTAGGAGATGTCATCAAGTTTGCTATATCTGTAAAGTCAATTCCTAATATTATACCATAGGTATAAACTTTCATCATATCAGGGTTAGCATTAATTTTTGCAAGGATAAGCTCTTTAGCATTATCAGTTGCCGCAGAAAGAAGAGAACTATTTACAAGAGAACTGTCTTTCATATAATTTAATTGAAGCAATATCATATCTTGTAAAAATGCAATCCTTTCTTTATCCTGGCTTGTTTGCATTAAACTCTCTAATTCAGCTACATTAGAATTAATAATTTGAGCCCATATATGATCATTATTTCTCAAATTAATATTTGCAATAAGGTTGCGAATTACAGTCATTCTATCCGTACCAGAAGCTATTATATCCAGCTACTTATGGAAGAATGCATTTCTCTAGTATTTAAATTCGTCAGAATTAAGATCGTCTAAATTTGAATCTAGTCTTGCAGCTTCGTTAAAGTAGAACTACAAACAGAATAATACTTTTTCTCCTACCGCCGATATACCAATACCATCTTTACCCATCATGTTTTGATAATGCATCATAAACTTAGACACTGGATTAAAGGTAGTGTAATCTTTCTCAGCTTCACCCATCTAAGACTTAGTGGCAGCTTCTCTAGTTTCTCCCATCTCAATAGGACTATAAGCAGCATAAGTATTTTCTGGAAGATTAGCAGTTTTATACATCTTGGATGTGACAGAATTCTTAGTCATTTTTAAGCGCATATCCTTATTCTTAACTGTTTTAAAATAGGAAGAATGCCTATTAATCATATCAAGTATTCTCTCAGATTCATCCTAAACAAACTGTAAAGACGCTGTAGGATCATGAGCAATACCTTCTTTTATGAAAGTGTCTGCTAATGAAGCATAATCTACTGCTAATTCTGAATTTTTATTCTACTAAATCTTAACAAGAAGGTTCTTAATTGTAGTTAAATACTAAATACTATCCTATCCGTAATTAAGTTCTGCTAATTTAAGATTAATTATATCTTCTGTTATATCCTAGACATTTTCAGCAGCATCTTGCTTAGAAACCAGCGAGTATTCTAAACCATTTGGCATAGGAATTTCCTGGGAAATCTTTAACTTCTGTAAACTATTTAAGTTAAAGAATGGACTCCAGCCAATATAGATTCCAGATTCTGTAAACTCGTTACCCATTAAATATACTTTATCAATATCGTAGTCAGAACCTTGGAGATAAGTCTAAAAATGGGAAACATAAGCTTTGTTTTCTTCAGAATCAGTGAATCCTACTACCTTCATAGGCATAAAAGATTGCAAGGCCTGAGCAGGAATACGAGCAGCTATAAATTCTAATGACTGCTAAAAAGAAGTCCACTTTTTCTGAGCTAAATTATTAATATAATTTTCTCTCTGCTCTAGTGCTATTCTCTTCAGAGGAATTGTATCGAATATTTTTAAGTCCTCTAATCCAAATTTACTAGATGGGTTTATATCATATGAAGAATACTCAAAAGCATCGTCTACTAAATCAGCAGGATCATCTGTTACAATTACTTCTATTCCGTCTTTAACATATAATTCACAGTTATTAAATGGCATCATATCCTCTTCTAATTCGTTTAACCTTATTACATCGCCAGTAATAGAGTCTACGCGAGTAGGTGGATTTACTTTTACAAAATGCTTATTTAATAACTCGTCTTTATGTTTACTCAATAGGACATAAGTATGTCTTCCATTATCTCTGCGGAGCATTATATCATATAATTCCGTTTTAGGTACGAAGTTTTCTTTTTGTTGGTCGATGAAATACTAAAGATCAATAGTATTTAAGTTATCGCCCTTTTTTATTCCAAATTTAGTTGCATATATTTTAGATACAACTAACTCAGCAGGTTTAACTTCGACTGTTTCTGGAATGACATTAAATGTTTCTCCTCCCATATGCACTATATGCTATTCGTGCAAGTTTTGGAAAGCCATTACTACCTAATTAGCAAACTCCACTTCTAATATATCCATATACTTCTAAATCATTACATCATCATTAGTAGTTAATACGTCTTTAGATGTTAAATTTCTAATTTTAGTGTATATAGATACTATTCTAGGATTTGGATTTCTATTGATTATATCGAACAAAGCATCATTTTTATTAAAGAAATTCTTGTAATTCATTACAGGAATCTTTTTAAATGCATCATAAAATTCTCTAAATTTTATTTTTTGTTCGATTTCATCAACGTCAAATATATTGTATATAGTGCCTTCTTCTTCTCTAACCTAGAAACTAGTTTTAGATGGCTATAGATTTCTACCTGCTGCATAATCCTCTTTAAACTATAATTGGGAACGCTTAAACTTCTTATAGTCGTTAATTGTATCCAATGTAACAGTTAAATTAGGTAATTGTCCAGCAGCATATTGTTCTTGCACCCAATAAGGCATATGAATGTTTTGAACTGCGCCATATTTATCAAATAAAACTAATATACTATTTTCATCATGCCCTACATAGTACTCTTTACCGTCAATTGTGACTTTCTTTAATGGCTGTGGGTCTAGTGCAAGATTTTCATATACTATATAAGATAATCCTAATTCTAGGTTCTTAGCTGACATTAAATCGCCTGTGTCTGTTTGAGCTTCTAGATCAGTATCGGCTTTTAGGATGTCACCATTAAGAGCATCTTTCGTTGAACCATCCTCTAGTCTTTGTTTATAAACTTTGATAATATCATATGCAGGTACAAGGACGGCAGCCAAACCAGAATATTTTCTTTTAATAGCTGTCTTATTGATGTTAGAAGTAATACTACCAACTACAGAGGATAATACAGAAGTGTCACTGAAAGGCAATTTCTATTCAATATTTTCTATATTGTCTTCTCCGTTTAATTCCTTGATGATATTATTCATCATACTAGCAGTAAGAGTATCTTGCCCTCCATCCTTACCAAAGGATTTTATAAAGGATTTACCTACAATTCGATATATTTCTGTATTGTCACCTGTCTTTAAGAAAACTTTCAGAGCTTTAATTTCTTGTTCTAAGGTCTACAATACTATACTTCCCAGGTCTTCGTAAATCTATTTAACTAGATCATGGGCCCAACCGTTAGCTTCCAAAGCAGAAATTACCTGAGACATCTCAGTAAGTTCTGCATCATCAGCATGGTGATCGGCATTCATTTGGACTCCAAGATGTTTAGTCAAAATACGGAAACTCCTTAAAGGATTCTGGTCATAATGAGATTGTACTGGATTTGTGTTCACTTGACCATTCTTAATACCAGATACATTTACTGCATATTGTATTCCTGAATATTTAAGAGGTTGATATATATCCTTCTAAGTTAAAACTACTGGGAAGGATTTTTTACCATTATCATCGGTAGTAATATCACTTTCATCAAGTAAATCATTTTCAGTATAATCTATCTCATGCATAGCTATAGGATTTTGTTTTGTTCTTATAAATCCTATATTGTTTGCAAAGTAAGCCCAATTATAGTTAGATGATTCATCTTCTACGAGTTTACCATCATAAATCGAGCAAGACCATTCGCCACCTAAAGCTTTCCACAATGAATAATTGCTATCAATTATAAGTGGCTATGCTGCTTCTATTGGCTTTCCTATAGGTTTTGCAAATTCATCTACTTGCTAGTATGTAAATATATAACCATTCTTAACATCAGGTAATTTTTGTATTCCTACAATTTGGAAATAACTGTCAAGCTTAGGATCATAGAAGTATGTAGATTGTAAGTCATCCAAATCAATTTTCTCGCCATTAAATTTAGTGGTAATGTCTATATCCAAATCAGCGGGCCATCCTCGTCCATATTCAGAGCTACCCATCTTTCTACGAATAAGGTCATAATTAATACCATAATGTTCCCCTACTCTATTACTAGAATTCCTAACCTTCCAATTAGTAATCGCGAATAAGGCGTATTTTAGCTCCGTTTCAACCATATATGAATCATCCATACTGTGTCCAATAGGTTTTTTATCAATACCTACGTGAGCACCTTGTAATGATCCATTCTCAAGGATAGCAAATCCAGGATCTACCATACCAGAACCGTCATGAGCATCTATAGTCTTTTGTTTCCCGTCACTATCATAATCTCCACTAATATAATCCCAAGTATTAGCTTGAACATCATCTATACTTGCTATATTATAATATGTGGGAACGCCTTCTAATGCCATTTGGTATAATGGGTGCATAGTTGCAGGATAAATAACCATACGTTTATACTGAGTTAACAGTCTACCCGCATCTTCTACTTCTACCGCATCTAAGTACTCATTTAAAGCAATATTAAATTCTTCAGTACCTTCCTCGAATAATTTTACATTTTCCCATAAAGGATTGACGTCAGGATTTTTTCCAAAGTTATTTTTATGTACGAAGTTACCTCCAACAGTAGAACTAATAAACTGCTGTGATACCATTGTATCAATAGCAAAAAAAGCTCTAAGAATTGGATTTAATTCAAATCCAAAATTATCGCCATAAATTAGATCAGAAAGTTTTAATTTCTTTAAGTCGGTTTTAGTCAAAGATATAGACCCTTCGTCTGTATTTAGTTTAGCTAATACGAGATCGCCAGTCCTGTGGTCTACCCAATTACGTATGAACATTTCTTCATCGCCGATAGTACCATTACTTACTAGTCTCTTTACAGCATTTTCCAAGATAGGGTCAATGCCTTTTTGAGTAGACCATCTAAAATTAACATAAGAAGAAACGTCCTTGATAAAGCGCAATTGATTTCTCTTAAGAACATAATCATATATTCCCTTATTCCCAAATACACGGAAATAATAATCAATAATATTATTAGTAGTTAAGACTTTAGCCTTATCATCAAAATGTACATTAGTAATTACTGTAGTATTATTTATTCTGGCTAAATCTCTATATAACTTCCTTGGGTCAGTATAAGTTTTGCCGTCTACTTGTAAATTGTTAATATTATCATTAATAGCTTTAAATACTACCTATGTATAAAAAGTATAATATGTAGAATAGTCGCCTCGTTGATCCAATTGCATTAAATACTATGGATTTAACCCCAATATATCAGCATTAGCTAATACAAAAGTAAATAATGTATCATGGTAGTCTTTTCCTATGTTGTTACGCATAGTACTATACATACTATCCATTTGAACCCTGTGCAATTCTTCTACTTCGGCACAAGACATTCCAACTAAACTTTTATTATTTGCAATTGGAATGTTTCCATTTAATTCAAGAAGATAATCAGTAGTCTTATCAGAATAATCCGTAGGCTGAATTCTGATTATACCTTGCTAAGAGTTAGATGGATCTAAACCATAGTTAATTAAGAAATCAAATTTTATTGCGCTTTCTAGGGATTCTGCAACATTAAATTTCTTATCTAATTTACTAGATAATCCGTCTTTACTTTTAGCTCCTTGTTTCTGCACTACTCCATGCAAAAATTCAGGATGTAATACAAAAACACAATTTCGTAAACAAGAATTACGGTAGTGAGGATCTTCCATACTGTCGTCTTGCTCTGTAGCTAATCTCTTTCTAGAGTCTTCAAATACTAAAGCGACAGTACTCATAAGGTTAGTTAAACCATTGTTAGAAACAGTATTACCTTCAATATTCTTAGATGTAGACTTTGCAATTTCTCCCGTAATTACCATCTTAGCATTTCCTAAGAATTTTACAACAGTCTTATCACCCTTTGTATCCATTATTACTTTTAATCGTTTCTAAAGGGATAAATAGGGTTTCTGTTTTCCATTCTAAAATTTATAGATAGGATCGATTCTATATACTTTGTCTAATAATGAAGTATTTTCTGCTAAATTCTTGGCTTCTAAAGTATGTTTAATTAATACTCTATTAGCCATTGGAATTAAGTATAATAAGCCCTCTAAATGCGACTACTGTTGCCCATTTTCCTTATTAGGAAGATTCTACATGTAAGCATTAAAGAACTCAGGATTAGTCTTGAAGTTCTGCTTTAATGTATCATCTATCATATCCATTATGACAGATTCTACATTTTGTAGTATTGCCTCTGGAGTCTCTGGAAGAAAACCATCTTTATTATTAAATATAGTAGATACGTTTCCATTTTCATCTTCTATACTTATAGAATGAATTGATTTATTATTTTGACCACTATCAGAAGTAATATCATTAAATACGCGTATTATTAATTTAGCAGGAGCCCCTCCCATAGTAATAGCGGTAGATATAGACCATAAACTTGGATATGAACTCAATTGTGGGTCATATCCAATTTTTTCTTGCTCTTCTTCAGATAAAGTATCATAGTATTCTTTATTGTTAAGAACATATGTATTTATTAACTGGTCTCTCTAAGAAGGAAGGAGCATCTTATTTGGGCTCTCAATAGAATTTCTAATATCAAATTCGCTATTAGAAGCTGATACATCCGTAGAAACTCTAGTTTCAATTACTCCAGTTTCTCTATTTGAATTATAGGTTAAGTATAGATTTCGTATGGTTTTATCTATAGCAGATGCAACATAATTCAAATAATTTTTATTTACAGAATAACCTTCCGAATTCTGATCCTTAAGTATAATTTCTGCTAGAGAATAGTCCTGGTCGGCTCCTCTACCAGAAGTTCTAAAGAAGTGCTACTGAACAGAATACATTATACTGTGTATCAGATTAGTATTAGGTCCCAAAGAAGGTGTAGCTAAAACAGCATCTATAATTTGAGGAATAATTTCCAAAGAATTATAGCGTTTGTTTTCAGAAATCCTCTTAATAGCTGGTATTCTTAATATATCAGCAAATGCAAAGAAAAAGACATTTGGGTCTATATACTTCCCAGGTTGTAAATAAGGTTTACCCTTATTGTAATCATACATGGGAGTAGAAGAAATAAGCAATGTAGTTATATTACCAAGTTCTTTTAAAGCATTTACATCCTCTGAATTTCTCCAAGTTTTTACTAATTCAGATTCATCTACAAGCTAATATTTTACAACATCTTTATCTACTTGAGCATCTAAAAGACTTTTCTTAATGTTGACAGAATCCTTTAATTCTGCTTTCAATAGCATATCAAAGTTATTTAGAATTATCCAAGCGTTAAAAGCGTCGAGAAATGCTCTAGACTTTGGAGAATCATTTCGCATTTTAAAAGCATCGATAAGTTCGATATCTGTAGTATTTTCAAAAAGATGCTTTGCTAATTCTTCAACTGTTCTATATCCGCTAATATTTAAAGTACCATCTTCGTTATACATCTAAACAGCAAGATTCCTTTCTGCATAAGTATTAGCATAATCAACAATAGTATTAACCAATTCTTCTTTATAAGAAGCAATGTTGTTGTTAACTTGTTCAGCAGTTGTTGGAATTTGGCCTATTTTAAAATTTACTAATAAGGAACTAACAATATTTCTTTTAAAAGATTGCTACATTAAAGTTTTAGCTTCTGCTGCCTGCTAGTAAATATCGTCTAATTGATTTTCCTTAATACGAGTAGTAATATCAACAGTGTCATTGTCGTTATTATCCTAATCAACTATATCCATCTATTTAGTATCTTCTGGTTTAGTATCTCCATTCCAATGAATAATAGAAGTTAAAGCATACTACAACTCTTTACTATCAGCAGCTAATGCACTTAGATATATTTGATTTTCAGAACCAGGAGAAAACAATGCTATTGGAAGATTACTATTCCTCCAAGTAAGCATTGCTTCTGCCAAATGTTCTCTGTTATCTTCAGATAAGTCATATCCTGCTTCTACTAAAGTCTTACCTATTTCTTTATAGGTATTGTCTAGGTTTCTACCTGGGACTAATAACTTATTTAAGAGTGCATATATATTTGAATCATTTAAACTACATTGTCCGTTCATTTGAATATTAATTTTAAATTATTTTATTCAACAAAATTACTAAGTTTTGAGCATCTACGCAAATGTCTTCTGAAGTTTGTTGCGAATTTAATTCTTTCATATGCTCAGCTATAACAGCCTCTAAATTAGAAGTTATCTAATACATATTCTTTAGATTTTCTAACATACTCATACCAAGTTGCCACTTCTATACGGCTGCATTTAAGACTTCAGGATCACTAGTGATTGAATCTGTAACAGCTTCTACTAGACTTTGTTTAATTCCATTAAATATATTTAACATTTCTTCTGGTATTCCTCCTTCTCTTTGAGGTTCAACAGAATTAATGCTATCTATTATTTTAGGAATTAATTCTAAAGAATCAGATTTTTGTTCTGGCTCTACGGTTGGAGCTGCCCCTGGAAATTCTGATGCACTTATAACTTTTCTTCTGACATCTCGTACATAGCCGTCCTACATAGTTATTTTAACTCTGTAAGCTATTCCGTCTTCTTTATAATATAAGAAATAATCTTTACCATCCTTAACTAACTATGTTTCAGCTAATGGATTATTGAAATCAGTATTTTTATAATTTTTTCTAGAATGTAACTCGTTTTCAAGAGTACTAATGCCGTCATCCTAATTACCCACCACAACAGTAGAAATATTTAAGTCTGGAATTCTATTATTGGCTTCTGTAATAATATCTATAAGTAGCTATGATATTAGTGATTCATGAAGTTTTTCTGTTATTTTTCCTTCTATTGCATATATAGAATTATCTCCTTTTGTATTTAAATCCTATGTAATATGCTCTGTAGATGTCTTTAAAATCTATATATAATGCTCTTTTTTTGAATCTATAACATCATTTATGGTTTGTTCTAGAAGTGGAATTAAAGTAGGATCAAGAGGAGTATTTCTCTGTGTGGGGTTAGTTAAAACATCAATTAAAAATGGTTTGTATTTATCAATAGCTCTAGTAAATATTTCAAGTTTTTTTTCAGCTTCCGAAGTTGAAGCAGGTGCAGCAGGAGCAGCCGCCACTGCTTTTGCTACCGAAGTTGGAGCAGCAGTAGCGCCTACATTATCCGAACTTGAAGTACTACTTACTTTACTTAGTGTTGCTAAGGGTAATACAAAGTCAGGAGTTTGAGGTACAACTGAAACATAGAAATGGTCTTCGAGATCTATTGCTGGATAAGCCATTTCCTTTTTAGAAGGGTTAAAATTAGGATTTGGTTTAAACCTTGGATTATAGAAGATTCCAAATTTTAATGGATTTTCTTTATCAATGGCGTCCACTTGTCGTAAAGCTTCTAACTTACTTAAGAAATCTTTTCTATTTTCAGCAATTTCAGTATCATCAACATTTACATTATTTGTAAAGTAGCTAACTATAGAAGAGAATACTTCATACCAATGTGATCCACTAAAAGTTGTTTTTATGGTATTTCCAGTACCTTTAGCTGAATACCCAACTCTACCACTATCAATAAATTCCTTTATTAAGTCTTGGTCTCCGATAACTTCAACTAATAGTTTTCCTAAAGCACTCTCTAATTTCTTAGTAGATGTAGATTTACCAATACCATAATCAGCTAGATTAATATTAGAATCTATGGTTGTAAATATACCAGAAAGCATCTATGTTAAGTCGTCGTGGAACTATTTAACTTCGTCTACAGTGTTGAAATTAATAGTTGCATTTGTTCCATTAACACTAAATAATGTGCCATAAGAATAAGAAGATTTCCCACCATCCTTATTTATTTTGGCTAAGAATTTCTTTACTTCTATATTAGTATTAATTAAGAATTCTATAATTCTAGTATAGGTGTTTATATTTCCCGCAGGAGTAATATATTTTACACCATTTCTCATAGATTCTTTTAATTTAATAGCTTGAGTTACGAATTCTTCTAAGGATACGCCTTTTGGAGATAAAACAACCATTGTAATTTTGTCTCCTAAAGCATTTAAATCATCCATATTACCTGAAGCAACAGCCTATTCTCTAACAGTAGCCCATAAAGAGTATAATTCATTACTATTAGATTTAGTTATCTTCTTAAATGAATCATTCTTTTTACTATTTGCAACTGTTAATTTACCGTTCTCAAAACCATAGTAAAGATTTAAATCTGTAGTATAGAATACAACAGCTTTACCTGCAGTTGAAGGATCAACTAAACCAGCATTTTTATAAGCGTCTGTAAATAGGAAAGGATCAGAGCAAATAATATCTGGATCTTCCTTAAATTGAGCAAAATCCATTTGAGTTTCTCCATTTCCTAAAGCAAACTAAATTGGGCTTCTCTTTGTATTAGTTACACGATGTTCGGCCAAGTTAAATTCTCCTAAATCCCAGTATGTAGTTTGTTGTAAACTATTGGATTTGGAATTTATAGAATAAACTACAGTTAAAGTATTCCTTAACTAAGCTATTGCTTTACTTAAGCGTGCTTTATTTTTATCTTCTGTTTTCATTGACCTATATATCTTTTCTAAGTTAGATACATAAGCCTCTACAGTTGTAGGATTTGGAAATACGCCCATAGTTATTTCCATACATCCTTCTATAGAATATACTAATAATTTAGAATTAGGAACTGCAGAGTTGCCCATTCTTAATACTTTGTCAACGGCTGGCTCAAAGTTATCTTTATTAAATATTTTTAATTTGAAAGTAAACTATCCTGGACCTGCATTTTTAGATAACTAAAATAACCTCTGTAATAAAGGTATCTTAGTTAAATCTTTAGTAGTTTGTAGTAATGCTGAATTATTAGCATATAGATTATAGACCTCTCCATAGATATCTTTATGCAATTCTTTTAAATCTCCATTATTAAACATTAATAATGACCTGAGATTTGCTTGAGTAACTTCAAGTTCACTTAACAATTTAACAGGCAAAGTTGGATTATTTACTTTACCAATAACATTGCTCGTACCCTTCTATAATATTACTAAATCATTTCCTGATGTTACAGCAGACATTGTAGTATGGTCATACTGTAATGGGTTACCACTAGTATCCACTATGCTTAAGAAAGGCAATATAAGACCACTTAAATCAGAAAGATTTTCTTCATCTCTTCCTAATGGGCCAAGCTAAGTC